AAGACAGGATTTCACATTATTTAATCATTTATTCTATGAAAATTTATTAAAAGGAATTAAAAAACCTGAATTAAAACATTTTATCAAACTATCACAAATCAATTATCATCATTCAACACAGGCACATCAGGGAGCAATTAGAAATCCACTTGTTAATGTTGCCATTTACGGGGCATCCAGGCAAATCCAAGGCCGGGAATTAAAAGCTGAAAGTGGTTTAATTGATTTTCTAAAGGATATTGAAATAGCAAAAATCAGGATTAAAAGAAATTCATTGATCTTGAAAACAGCCAAAAAAGCATCAGAATCTTTGAGAAAATCTTACAAAGAAACATTAAATCTGTTAGAAGAATACAATGATACAAAAAATGATGAATTGTTAAGGCCGATTATAAAAGAAGAAATCAATCTGGATGATGCTGAAAGTTATTTTGAAACCGGAAATTGGGCGCATCCTCTTATTGATTCTGATAAAATTATGCTTACGGATAAATGTTTAAACTTGAAAACATATAATAAAGCGTTGGAAATTTATAGCAAGGCAATAAATTTAAGGCAGGAAGCCATCCAACAAGCAAGATTAAATGAAAAAGAAAACCTCCCATATGAACGAAAGCTCCTTAAATACAACCAACTAATTGAAGAAGCAAAAGAAATCGGGAAAAAAGGAAAAGATTTTGAAGAAGCAACTAAACTATTAAAAGAAGCAACTGAATTATTGCCAGAGGAAATTGAAGGCCGATGGGGATATGCTACGGCTTTACATCATTCAAAGAAATTAGATGAAGCCATTATTGAATACCAAAAACTCACTGATGATTTCCCAGATAATGCCGGTTTTAAATTTGAATTCGGTCAAGTCCTTCTTGTCAATAATAAAACACAAGAAGGACTAAAGGAAATCGGGAAGGCAATGGAAATGACCGATGAATACGATCATTTCCTTGTCCGGGTTGGTGAGATATATCAAGAAAGTAAAATGTACGATGAAGCATTAATTGCTTATGAAAATTATCTTGAAAAATTTCCTCATGATTATAAAGCATGGTATAATAAATCAACATGCCTTGGCGCTTTAAATAAAAACGATGAAGCAAATAAAGCACAAAAAAAGGCTCTTGAAATTAATCCTAATTTATTTAAAAAATAAATTTACTTTTTAAATTTAGACAATTCTAATTCAAGCTTTGTTAATTGCTTCCCATAATCTTCTGCAATTGAAAAATTTTTTGCAGTGGCCATATCAAATTGAATTTGAACCTGAATAAGTTCTCCTTCTTTTCTTTTGATATCAGATTCTTTTTTAGCTGCTAATTCTACTTTTGTAAATTCAGGTTCAGGAGTATTCCCTCCAGAAAGCCATTTTTGATATTTACGGCCCTGACGGCTATTCATATTTTCTATAAATTCTGTGGTTTCTAAGTTTTGAATACCTGATTTTGTTAATTTATACATTATTCCTCCTTATAATTCTATGGAAGCAGTATAATGTGCCGCCATTATTCTGGATACAGATGCTGCTCCGTTAGTTCCCGATATCTTACTTATTTTATTATCTCCTATCTTTGAAGCAACCCCAACTACATCGCCAGCAGCCATCAATACTTTCCCGGAAAGTCCTGTTGCAGGACTATAAAGAACAATTGAGGGAACCCCTACCATTACTACAGGAAAATAAGCGGGAATTTCTACAAGATGATCTGCCAATGCTACCGCATCAGTAGCAAAAAAGCATTCTCCATCTTCATCAGCCGACCCCGGTGCAACATTTTGATCATAACTTTTACAATAATATCTCTGACATAACGCTAATTCATCAGTAATATTTCGCCATTCATATTCAGACGAAACAACTCCAGGTTCTAACTGTATTCCCGTAATATAAAGAAACGTTCCAAGGGTATCACAAAATCCATCACTCCAAATAAATACCCCAATATTTTTTGTGTCTGCAGTATCAATTGAAATATTAGGAATTGTATATTTTACCCATGAAGCAGTTACTCCTAAATTTGAAGGAGTATGTTCTACCGTCCAATTTGCCACCCATGTTGGAGTTGTGTCTTCTACCCCCCAAGCAGAAACAATATCACTTGTAATTGTATCGGCAACACCATCCCATGAAAGTACAACAGCTTTAATATTATCAAGTTTAGTGATATCAGAAACTTTAGCATAAAAAGATAACGAAACTGTATCTCCAACCATATGCATACAATTCTTTTGTTCAATTGGTTGGAATATTCCAAACTTCTTATTTATTGTTTCAACATCCAAGGCACAAGAAAACAATCCTCCGGTTGGGGCCTCTGTACTTTGCGAAACATCAACAATGTCGGCACCTTCTGAAAGCAATATCCAACGATCTAATATATAAACATCGTCATTGTTTCCAGGGGTGGCCGTTCCAGACAAATTAGCAGATGTATAAACAATGCCTGGGCTTCTTTGATTAATTCGGAAATCGCCATTTATAATAGCGTTCTTCCCAATTGCTCCAGTTTTCTGAAGAAATAAAGCTTGTAATGCTGTTAATAATTGATCTCGTGTTTCTGTTGACGCTGTTTTTAATGTTACTCCTGCAGATTCAATAACATTACAAACCTCTTCTTGCATAGCATTTGCCCAATTTTGTTCAACAATGGTACCAGGAGGGCCATCTGTAAACAAATTCCCGTTGTGGTATGTTCCTTCTGTACGATGCATAATTTACCTCCTTAAACGCCAATAATACCCCAATTGCCAGTTCCGTCAAAATGCCATTTATAGGTACTTTCATATCCTGCCGTTGAACCAAGAACATAACCAACAATACCATTTGCGCTACCGCTTGTATGTATAGTTACGGAAACATGGCCAGAAGTTGAAACAGCACCAGAACCTAAATACATTGGTTTTCCTTGTTGCCCGCTCATATGAGATAACCCAGAATCATAGATAATCCCTTTAATTAAAATTTTAACATTAGTTGCGCCAGAGGCATAACTATCTGCCGCAATACCACGAGCTGGATTACAAGAAATTCTTGAAACATCCGCTGGCACCCAATAGCCAGATTCATCAAGAGCTAACGGTTGACCAAAAGAAGCACTATGATTATCATTCATAGTCTGACTATAAAGATGAAAACCTCTTGTGGTTTTATCAGTCGTAATTCCTGCAACAACAGGGCCATTAAAGAAATCTCCTGCATAAGTAAATTCAGGAGTTTCCATCAATGTAACAATAAAATCCCTTAAATCCTGCGGACTAATTTGCCCAGTGACATTATCTGCCATTAATGCTAAAATTGCTGCTCTTGTACGTTGTGTATCTGCCATTTTTCTTTCCTCCTAAAATTTATATTTTTATGTCATATCAACATCAAATCCAGGGCTAAAACCTCTGGAAAATCCACCATCTGAATAATCCCATGCAGGATTATAAAATGCTTTTTCAAAACCATTATCAAACCCATCTGCATCAAATCCTGCCGGTTGCCCAACATCAAAGCCAATAGCAAAGCCCGGTGAAAAACCACCTGTTAAATAAGTACTTCCTGAATATGGGCTTGCATCAAATGCAGAGCTAAATGCAATTGTAAATTCAGGGCCATCATAATCAAATAATAATGATGTATGGGCCGGTTTATATTTATTCAGTAAACAAATTAATGAATCTGTATCAACAATATATGAAATTGGATCGCCACACTGACTTGAGCCAGATGTGAAATATATAATTTCTCCACCGCCTAATGTTATTGTAGCTTTCCAATAAAATATATTATTCTGTTCTCCGCATGCTTCTCCTGCCACTCCATAGCCACACCAAAATGGTCTATATTCTGTAATTGTTATTGTCCAGCCCTGCGCGGCCGCTATCTCTATAAAATAAGCCGGATTCTGTTGCCCTAACGAAATTAATTTACTATGAGCTTGAAGCCGCCTTTCTGCTATTGTTAAATTATCACCAGAACATTCATCCGGCAATCCTAAATCAATTTCATGATCAACCAATAATTCTGTTGAAAACCGGGTATCTCTTTCTTGTAATAAATTATCTGATCTTTTATCAACACGGGCAAATTCTTCTGCTTGGCCGTATAAAAATTCTGTTAAAACCGAATCTTCATCACGGTTCCAAGCTTTGCCCCTTGGGAATAATGATTGTAATAATCTTAAATAATTTTCTACTGTTCTTGCCATATTAATAACTCAATTAATAGTTCAATTAATAACTCGTAAAAGTTACTGTACCAAGTACATGAACCTTATTGGTTGCCGCTGTTATATCAGCAATTGGCGCTGTTAATGTATGGTATTCTTCACCAGTAGCTAAACTAATTGCTTCATTTATTTCTGATAAATAAATTGTTTCACCTGGCCCGCCTTCTCTTTCGATTAAATCCGTTAATGCATCTTCAACTGCGCTCCTAACAACTGCTGAATTTGGATAAATAGAAATATTAAAATCTATTGATTGTTGAGTTAATTCAATCATAATTAATCCGGGTTCAGCAGTTACGGGACAACCAATTGTTAATCCCGTTCCAGGATCTTCATGTTCAACAATATATGCTCTGACTGTTGCCATTTGAGATTCATTTGGAATTATACTATCATCATTATCTCTAACAAATGCCAATCCTATTGTGCCAACTCCCATATATTGAGGGAAAGCCCATGAACGAGTTACTCCAGAAACTTCTTTTGCCCATATTTCATAATCAAAATATGCCCCACCATGAGGAGGTTGCCTTTTTCTGAATAAAACCCTTGCCCTTAAATCATCATCGCTTTCTTCATCTTCCCCATCATATATTCCATCAGCATCTACCGTCAATGAAGTACTTACTCCTGCGATTGGAGAAACAAATGTCAATGTAATTCCAGCGTCATCATTCCCATCTTCTCCTGCTACTGTGGCAGTAAAGGCAACTGTTCCTGTACCTCCTGCAATAGTTACATCTTCATCTGTTTCATAAGTTTGATCATTTGT